ATACTGTTGTTGTTCCAGCTTCCTTTATTTCATCCTCGATCGTTGACATTCCGATCATCGGAGGATTCTGAGATCTCAACATCTTATATGTCCAACGCATTTGTTCCTTCGTAAGTGGTAGTTTATGAAATGCGAAGTTACAAATGGAACCATTCAACCCCTTATTGTCGTTTGTATCACCGACCGTAATCGGTTTCATGGAAATATCTGGCATAATAAAATCACTTCGCACCAATAGTTTATTGTTCATGAAAAAATCCATCGTTTTTCCGTTGTAATTCACGACGAAGTAATTCCATCTTTGAAGAGGGACAGCCACATCAAGATCTTCGTCATTATCCACCAACATTCTGATTTGATTTTGTTTATTTTTTGATTTCCCTTTGATAATCGTATTGTAATTTGAACGTGAATTGTATATCAGCGTTTCGGATGGTGTTGGATTACCGGACATATCTAGTATTGGATTACCGGACATATCTAGTCTTGGATTACCGGACATATCTAATGTTTTACACCACAATTTCAACTCTGTTGTTGTTTTGTTATAGGTCATTCTTGGAACACCACCGAAATCAAATATCTCTAAATCATTATTTGATGAAGCCACCGCATTATTTAATAAGAACCATCCCGAAATAGAATAATTGTAACGCTTTTTCTCTTCAACTGGACAGTTGGCGGCTTTATCTTCGGGGGATCGGTCAATACCTGTATTATGGTAAATGAAAATTTGTGGACTCTGTGTATTCAAATTGGTATCATACTTCTGTTTCAACGATACAGGAGCGTGTACGATTTGAGATGCCGATGCTCCGATATAGTTCAACAAGTAAGGTCCGCCATATAAGATCGCAATCAGAAGCAACTCGATTGCGACGATAATCCATATCGGTCGTGTAGTATCGCCTACAACAGATTGTGATGACTGAAGCATATCCAAGAATAAACAAGGAATGAAAATGATTCCCAACCACAATAACTTCAGCAATTTCAACCCGATCGCAGATTTTGTAAGATGGAATATGAACATCGCCAAAATAAGCACGACCATTACGCTATGTTGTTTATAATACGCAAGTGCGCACAATATAATAAAAAATACGGTATTGATGATAAAGCGGACGTTGCTGAATAAATCCGCCACGGAGGGTTTGCTTTTGCTTTCTGTTCCTCCGATCGTTTTCCCCGGATTTAATGTGTCAATAAATTCTAGGCCATAATGAAAGAATAAGATGACGATACCTAATACGGTCATTCCAGTAACTGACATACGATTTTTATCATCTTTGTCGCGGTCATAGATCCAGACGATCACCATTAAGATAACATATACAATATGTGTAGCACCAAACGCGAGTTGGCGAAGTGGTTTTTGTTCGTCTTCTGTTTTCATGTCATCAAACAAATAATTTTCGGGCGTTTTGTTATTATTGGCGGTCTTGAATTTCTCTCGAAGCGTCGAAACTAGACCGGCTACCGCAACGATTGCGATGAGAACATAGATTGTTTGTGCTGTGGGTGAATTCAAATTCGCCATGATACCGCCAGATGCGACTGTCTCTGCGCCACCACCCTTATTCATGAAGTCGGCATCAATCTTATAGACATAATATACGATCGTAAGGATGAGAATGACGAATGATATTGTGAGTAATAGAACTTTGATGAGCTTTCCGATTGCGCTTACTTTGGTTTCATTGTTTCCGGCGGTGGTATCTGACGCTCCTGGGGTAGCGGTGGCGGTGGCGGTGTCGGCGGTGGTATCGGCGGCGGAGGCGGAGGCGGAGGCGGCGGCGACTTTTTGATGAACCGATGTAACACTAGCTGGTGTCGGCGGAGTATTGTCTGTGGGAAACATACGAAGATCGATATCACTCGCATTCCATTCCCAAAATTTCAATTTGTCAAGTTCTTCGTTGCGTTTATGGATGAATTCTTGAATACCCGATAATGACGCGATACCATAAAGAATCGCACGGAATAATACGATAATCAACCACGGGACTAAATATATGGTTGTAAGTAGTAAACGCACGCCTTTTTTCAGAAAATTTTCGTTTTTAAAGTCATCATGTATGCCTGCCCACAAGTGATATCCGGTAGGCATCGCACATATCGCTAGAAGAATAACAAACGCGATCGCCCAACCCCAATTCTCCGGAATAACGGGTAAAGAAGCACCACTCTTCGCCTCCTCTGCCGGTTTTATTCTAACCAAATAATCCCACCACCACGAGAGACCAATCACGAATACAGTGATAAACACCAATACACCAATCCAGCCGCCTCGCACGGGGTTTAAGGTATTTTTCTTGTACTGCCACACTTGAACCGATTCCGCGAATTTCAATATCGAATCAAGACCGCCTACATTCATTTCCTTGACAATCGGGAGCAATAAAATCGCGCATAATAAAAGACCGACAATAATAACAATAAAAAAAGCGTCGATGAGTTCTTTCACACGGGAAAACATATCACCGGTGAATGTTTTGGCAATCCAATCACTTGTTTTTGGCGAAGTGGTGACATTCGTGAATAAAACGGAGACCCACATCACCAGCAAAATAACAGACAAAAATGGGATCATCGAAAACCATTTGGCAATACGAATAAAGAGAGTGCTTTTATCGGAATAGTCTGTCAATAATTTGTCCCAATCATTTGATGTCATCGTATCATTTATGATTTTCTTTCTGATATAATTGTTGTCTTTAATTGTTTCATCGACGCCATCACAATGAAGGTTGGTTGTGTATATCAGTGTGTCCTTCAGCCAATCTATAAATGAATGCCAATCTTTAAATGAATCTGGTATATTCCCACAGTCTGCCAGTTTCAACCGGACATTATAACATATAAGAATAAATACAGATATAAATACGGATAATATCGAAACAACACTTAACATCGCGTTCATCGGTTCGAATGTTTTCTTTTTAAGACGGGCTTGTATTGCGGTGTTAATCACTTCTTGATTCTCTGCGTTATTCGGGTCTTTTTTCTGTAATTCTTTGATGACTTCTTGTCGAAGTTGTTGATAATATCCACTATTTGCTGAAGGTTCTTCGGGGTTATGGTTATCTACCGCGAACTGAATCGGAAAAGCAATATACGCGACGATGACTAGAATCACGAGTGCGATCGGTATTAGAAATTTATGCGTAGTGATTTGCGAAGTTTGTCCGAGCGTCGTAATGATCAAACCTATAAGCGCAATAAACCATACGATTCCGTGAACTAAAAATGTTTTCTGACCATATTCAGTTAAATCTTTGGCACCAGCAATACCCCCACTTTTTTGACTCGCAGCTAAGAATATACTCGCCGGTATTCCTATGACAAACACGAAAGCGATTATTGCTGCGATTTTACTACCTTTTGTAGTTAAACCCTTTGAATTTGTACTTCTCCAAATAAAATAACCAACTGCCAAAAAGAAAGCGATCTGGAAAAATAAACCGAAACCTAGTATTAAATCTGCCGTTGTTTTTGCGAAGCTTTCCTTGCTTTCTTTACTTGATAACGGATCGTCGTTGACCTTATCCATCGTTTGTTGGATTTCATTTCCACGAACAATCATCGGCACACCAACGATAATCGAAATAATGATGTAATGAATCCATTTGCTGATGGGTTGTTTTTCGCCGAACCTTTTATATAACGCGATTATAATGCCACCAATCAATAAAATAGAACCAAACCCGATCATGCTTCGTGTAAGGTCAACGTTACTTACATTTTCTGATGCTTGAATGCTACCAAACCCCATACCTAATCCGAGAATAAATAGGCATACTGGTAATATAATCCGAATACCGGTGTTAGACAGAGAATCAGAGATATTAAAATTGTTATCAGGTGGTGACGGTAGAATCGTGTCATCGGAACCTTTCATGTCAATAATCTTATTCGGAGAAATAGAATGAATATATAGCACGTAAAGAAATGTAAGAATAAGCGATACAAATATTGGCCAATTTCCTTTTGAAGCCATCAATTCCGACGAAACAAATCCAATCAATACTATAATCACGATCACGATGATAGGTAGATAATTCAGTATTTTTTTAATATGGAGTGCTTCTTCGATAGAAGATATAGCATTTGTTTCCTTTTTTCCGTCTTCGGTGTCTGGATTTAAAATTTTGCTGCTTGCTGACGGTGGTGCTTTTGACATTCTGTTACTATCCAATATAATGATAACACCCTCAGTTATAATTATAAAATATAATAATGTCGGCCTGACTACGATGCTGATACAAATACGATACAAAAATCTATAAAAATGACATCGCGGTCTTTTTCCCATGACAATCCCGGCATAAAGCGACTAAATTATCGATGTGATTGGAACCGCCATGTTCTAAAGCGATGACATGATCGACCTCGAACCAAGCGGGGAGCTGGCGCTGACAATCACCGCATTTCCAGCCTTGTTGTGCTGCTACATACTTTTTCTTTGTTTCGCTTACACTACGCTTGCTAGAGTTTTTGCCGGAGTTGAGCAACCGTTTCTCAGCGGGGGTTCCGCCCCCCCACGACGGCAGTGCCATAGGTTGCGCGGTTCTTGCGCTGGGTGTTCCGACAGCACTACTCATCGCTCCGCCCATCGCTCCGCCCATCGCTCCGCCCATCGCACCACCGTCGTGGGGGGGCGGAACCCTGGTCATATCAAAAAACGGCGTGATCATATCCGCAGTTCCTTTACTTATCGGCATATACTTGATAATATCATTCGCATGAAACAACAATTGCCTAGAGTTTTCCGGATTGCGGCGTAAAAACATGAAGAGCGATAGACCGATGAACCCGAATGTCGCCATCTTAATCCACTTTTGATTGCTTTGAAACATCTTTAACGGCTGACCATCATAGTATGTGTTTATAATCAGAACCGCCGTAATAATAAATATGATATATTCGGTTTTTACCATGTCTGCTGCGGATAGTTTGACGTTGGCTGGTTGGTAAGTTATATATAGTCTCGAATATTTCGCTACCGATTATGATAGTAATACGCCGCATACCCCAACCCAGCCACCAATAACAAATACACGAGCTTCTCTCGATACTTCAGTTCTTCTAAGATTTGGACAGACCGCGGGCGATAGTGTAAATAATATCTCTCGAGAGCATCATGTAAACTCACTTCATCCTTCATCAATAGAACATTATATCGATTGTGAATGAAATGAACCCAGCGAATAAATGAATCGCGGCTGTCTAAATATGGCGTGACCGGATATTTCCCTAACATTCGGTCAAACTCAGACGCCATTTCTGGATCAGGTATTAACATCGAGAAATTCTGGATGAAGTCGTAGTATTTTTTACGCGTCACATCATTCACATGATCAGGGTAATTTACCGCGGCTGTCATTAAAAGGAACCAGTAATGTGGTCCCCATACTTTCGCGTCAAGCTTAAGCATCGATTGCTTATAATGAAACGACATAAAAACAACCATAGAACTACGATAAGCGAATTTCAAAAGATGGAAGAAAATTGTGCCACTGAAGAAGAAACGACTGAAACACCAAAGGTAAATAATCCTAAATCAGCGTTATCGTATCTTGAAATCACCCAATTACGAAATCAACGAACGAAACATTCGACAACGGGAGGTGCAGGCGCAACGAGTAATCATACGTCACCATCGGTAAACAACGGCGAAACAAACAAGTATTTCTGTAATAATTGTAACCGAACAAATCATGTATATAATAATTGTCGCGCACCGATTACAAGTATTGGTGTGATTGCGTTTCGTTGTGGTGAATCGGGACCAGAGTTTCTCATGATACGTCGCCGAGATTCATTTGGATTTGTTGATTTTGTTCGAGGGAAATATTCTCTTAACGACGAAGCATATATACAACGGATCATCGATGAGATGACCATGACTGAAAAGGCGAATTTATTGCGACTAACATTCGAACAATTATGGCGATTATTATGGGGTGAATATACGCGAGGTAGTCAGTATAAAAATGAAGAGCATATTTCGTTTGAAAAATACAGACAGGTTCTTGGCGGAATACGCACGAAAGACGGGCGTATAAGGACGCTTCATCAGTTTATTGACGAATCTGCGACACGTTGGACCGAAACCGAATGGGGTTTTCCAAAAGGCCGGCGAAATTATAACGAAAAGGATCTACCATGTGCTTTACGTGAATGCCTAGAAGAGACCGGTTATGATATTGGAACCGATAATGTTATTCAGAATATTGCTCCATTTGAAGAAATATTTATGGGTTCAGACATGAAATGTTATAAACAGAAGTATTTTCTTGCGATGGTGGATTTAGATAAGAAACCGAAAAAGGCACATGACATTATGGAGGTTGGTCTCATGAAATGGATGTCATTCAGCGAATGTATTCAAACGATACGACCTTACAATTTAGAAAAAATCGGGATCGTTCGTAAAATCAATAACATACTATCCCGTTACCAGATATTTTAAGGTGAGATGATCTTTTTATTTCGTGTAATTATATAAAGGGTCATTATAAATAATAGCTACGATACATAAGAAAGATATGGCCGAAGAACAAGAAAATATACCTATAGAAGTTACAATACAACCGTCGGGGGGACCGTCCGTTGCTTCGGTTGCCGCGGCTGCGCTTGCGGTGATGCCAGAAGATGCGTCGTCAATTGCGGGAAGTAAAAAACCGCGCACGATACGTCCAAAAGCTAAAGCCGCCTCCGCCGCCGCCGCCGCCGTAAACACCGACCGTTCTGACCCGAAAACAGCGATCACGGTAATGAAGCGCGAACTTGAAGAAGGTCGCAGACGTCTGAAACCGGAAGAACTCAACAATCCATTTAGTAAGGAGTTCAACAAACTTCTTTTAAAAAAAGAATTACTTGAACGAGAGATGACAATCCATGATATTGGTATTTTGCCGGGTGACGGTGACGGTGACGGTGACGGTGACGGTGACGGAGCACGGATTGCTTCTGCCGCCTTAACCGGCCTCTATCCAACCCTAAATGACCCAAATTTTAATACTAAAATCGCCTTGCGAAAGGAGTTTTTTGATACCAAGATGGATGTAGATAATGCGAAAAATGTAGAGGAAGAGGCGGAGATTCTATGTAATGCGCAGATTGAACTTGCGCCGAACCAGCAATTTGTTCGTAATTTTCTTTCAGTAGAGACACCGTATAATAGTTTGCTATTGTATCATGGACTTGGAACAGGAAAGACATGTTCTGCGATTAGTGTTGCGGAAGAGATGCGAGACTATATGAAACAAATGGGAATTACGCAACAAATTATGGTGATTGCGTCACCAAACGTTCAGGAAAATTTTCGGCTTCAGCTCTTTGATGAACGCGAACTCCGAGAGATTGAGCCGGGTGTATGGAATATTCGTGCGTGTACCGGCAACAAATTTATCAAAGAGATAAACCCGATGAATATGAAAGGGCTGACACGTGACAAAATCATTAAACAGATACGACGGCTTATTTCATCGCACTATTTGTTTTTTGGTTATAACGAATTTGCGAATTATGCGCGCACACATGCGTCAAGTATTGGAATTTCGCAAGATGATGCTGTCATACAAGAAGTTCGTCGTAAAGCGCCTGCTGGCGCAAGTGTCGGCGTTGCCAAAAAAGGACGTAAGTCAGCTGCTGATGCCACAAAGGCGGCTGAAATGGAGACACTTGCGATCGAAACACTTTCTGTCGCAAAGTTGCGTAAATTATTCGCAAATACTCTGATTATTATCGATGAAGTTCATAATATTCGTATTACAGACGATAACAGAGATAAACGCGTGGCGAAGATATTGTTCCAGATTGTTCAAAAAGTGAATAATGTGAGATTGCTTCTTCTCTCTGGAACACCAATGTATAACAGTTATAAAGAAATTGTGTGGCTCATTAACCTTATGAACCTGAACGATCGTCGGGCGACCATCGATATCGCGGATGTATTTGATGAACGCGGTAACTTTCGTATCGACTCGGATGGTCGAGAGATTGGAAAAGAGTTGCTTGTTCGTAAAGCAACCGGATATGTATCGTTCGTTCGTGGTGAAAATCCATATACATTTCCTTATCGTGTATATCCGAGAGAACATTCACCTGATTACTCGCTGCTTGCACGTGTGTCTGACGGTGCGGCTGGATATCCACGAACCCAATTAAACGGACGTCATATCGAACAACCGATTGAACATATTGACGTATTTATGACACAAGCTGGCGATATACAAGAAGCTGCGTATCGTTTTATTATTAGCGACATGAAAGCGATGTATATTTATAAAAAAACAGCGATGGTTCGACGAAAAAAAGCAGCCGCAGCAGCAGCAGCATCCGCAGCAGCATCCGAAGCAGAAGAAGGCAAGGGCAAGGGCAATGGCAAAGGCAAAGGCAAGGCCGCCGCCGCCGCGGCAGAAGCAGCAGGAGGCATAAGCGGTGTAATTGATGAAACAACTGTCGTTGAATCAGTCGATTTCCCGTCATTCGAAAATATGGACACAATCGGTTATGCGGTGGTTCAAAAACCGTTGGAAGCGTTGAATATTGTCTATCCTCATCCGTCTCTCATCGAATACATAAATGACCCGAATGACGAATTTGATATTACGGCGTGTATTGGTAAGGAAGGTCTGCGTCACATCATGTCATATGAAGAGGTAGGGAATCCTCCCATGAGGCTGAATTTCGAATATCGCCCTGAATTTATTCGTGCGTTTAAATTGCCTCGCGGTGAAACAACTACGAAAGCATCATCCCGTATCTTTGCGCCAGAAAATATTGGCCGATATTCAGCGAAAATAAGACATATCACGAATAAAGTCATGACGAGTGATGGTATTATTCTCATTTATAGTCAATATATTGATGGCGGCGTTGTTCCCGTTGCTCTCGCATTAGAGGAACTCGGATTTTCGCGTTACAGCATCGCCGGAGGAAATTCGTCGCTTTTTCGAAGCAAACCTACACAGAATATTGACTCGATTACGATGCTTCCACAACGTCAACATCTGGCGCAATATCCTGACCGCCCATTTCGTCCGGCGCGTTATTCCGTTATCACCGGTGATCCTACGATTTCGCCGGACAATCTACATGAACTAAAAGCGTTGACGAGTGAAAATAATACAAACGGCGAAAATGTCAAGGTTGTCATTATTTCGGTTGCCGGAAGTGAAGGCCTTGATTTTAAAAATATTCGCCAGGTCCATATTTTGGAACCGTGGTATAATATGAACTTGCTCGAACAAATTATAGGTCGTGCTATCCGTAACTGTAGTCATAAACGTCTCCCTTTTTCACAGCGAAATGTTGAATTGTATTTATACGGAACATCGCTTTCAAATCCAGATATTGAGGCTATCGATCTTTATTTGTATCGTCTCTCGGAATTCAAGGCAGTAAAGATCGGAGTTGTCTCTCGCGTTCTTAGAACATCCGCGGTAGATTGTATATTGAATGTTCAACATAATACACAAACCGCAGCACAACTCAATCAGGTTGTTCAGCTAAATCTCTCATCACGTAAACAAATAAACTATCAAGTCGGCGCACGCCCTTATTCCGCATTATGTGACTACATGGAACGGTGTGAGTATGTTTGTCGGCCGACATTTTCGAATGGACGACCGATCCAAGAACAGCGTGATTTATATGGAATGGACAGCGACAGCGACGACGACGAAGATGAGCAGCGACGCGAAGAAAGTGATGTTCGAATCGATACATTTAACGAGAAATTTATGTCGATGAATCTCGATAAAATTATTCATAAAATTCGTGAATTATACAAAGAATCATTTTTCTATAAGAAAACAGGTCAAAATGGAATTATCGCACACGTAAACGCGATACGACAATATCCCATCGCACAAATCAATTTAGCTCTCACACAGATGGTGTCTGATCCCAACGAATATGTAAATGATAAATATGGACGTCTTGGGCGTATCATAAATGTAGGGGATTACTATCTATTTCAGCCTATTGAAATAACAGATAAACGTATCAGTATTCATCAACGAAGCACGCCAGTTCCATATAAGCATAGTGCCATAGAATATCCTCTTCCAGAAAATATAACAGAGGATTATTTGGGTATTCTTGAGAAACCATTTTCAGGCTCGGCGGCATCCGCATCCGTGTCAGTTCCAAATAAGAAAGTCGCGGAAGTAGTGAACGATAAACTAAAACCCCGTGCGACTTTGTCACTTCCTCCGATTGTATCAGAAGAAAGGGAAGCGGAAGCGGTAGCGGCAGCGGCAGCGGAAGCAGAAGCAGACGTGCCATTAAGTAAAGAGGAAGAAATCATTACGATGTTGTCAAATACATTCGAGACATGTAATACCGTATTTGATAAGCCTACGAAAGAACAGGATGACTGGTATTATTATTGTGGAAAGGTAATTCGTCAAATCTCTCAGACAGAAGAATTCCAAATTTCCAAAGAAGAGCTTCATGAGCTTGTCATCGCAAATCTTATCGAGCATCTATCATTCGAAGAATCAATAACCTTGTTGAATTATCTATTTCGAAAGAATAACGAATCGATGGAGATTACAGCTGGCGGTGCTGCCGGAGGCGGCGGAATACAACTTCTTACACCATTTGAACGTATGATCTTACAGTATTATTCTCGACAGGTAATACATCGACCATTAGTAGGAAGAAGAGCCGCTGCTGCCGCCGCTGCTGCCGCCGCCGCTCCTGTGCCAGAAGATAAAGGAATGCTATTATTCAATAAGGAGAAACCAAAATTATTTGAACTTGTTGTATTACGTTATGAAACGCGCGAATGGGTAGCAGCTGAACCTGAAGATGAACAAGAATTCTATTTACTTTTAGTAAAAGTCCAAACGGAACAAATTCAAAAAATGAATATGGTGATTGGATTTATTTCATTATTTAAAATGTCATACATGGTATTTAAAGTCAAGGTAATGTCAAAGAAACGCGACAAAGGTGCTAGGTGTGATCAATCAGGTAAAACCGACGCAATATCAATTATCAATACGGTGTTGTCGTTGAATCCTGCGACACAAGGTGATGAATACAAACTTACCACCGAAAACACAAAACTCAGAACCCAAAAGGAATTATGTGTATTTCAGGAGTTTTTATTGAGGACGTTTGATAGGAAGGCGGTCAACGGGCGCAAATGGTTTTTTACACCATGCGAGGCTTTGTTGTGCGATATTGAAGGTTTACATATAGAGAAATAAAGTATAGATATATATTAGGTGATATGGAACAAAGGACAGCAAAAGTTAGTATTTCAAGATATGGTAATGTAAGTCAAGCGCCGATTACAGCATCGCCCAAATTAGGAATTTATACGACGATATTACTGACACGTAAATTGGAAGTTCCATTTCGTATTATTGGGCGTAACATAAAAGATACACTTGAGCATATTCTCTCGAAAATCGTAGAAGGAAAGTGTATGGCCGAAGGATTTATTCGCCCAGGTAGCGTGAAAATTCTCACGTATTCCAACGGGTATCTTCATGGAAAGAACGCGATATTTGAAGTGGTATATGAATGCGAGGCGTGTTCGCTTGTTGAAGGAGTCGTGTTTTCATGCGTGATTAAAAATATTAGCTTAGCGGGTATTCGTGCGACACTCAACGAGCCCAAAAGTCCGGTAGTCGTGTTTGTCGCACGCGACCATCATTATGACCGCGCCGATTTTACGCGTCTTCGGGAAGAAGAAGAGATACGCGTGAGAGTCATCGGTCAACGATTTGAGATTGGTGATGATGCTATTTCGGTGATTGCGGAGTTGGTGTAACCACATTCGTATAACCACTTACTATATTGTAAATGGTTATATAAAGCGTGCGAGGTCGTATATATAACACACAGACACGCGTGTATGGACCACATATTTACATGCCTTCACTGTCAAGAACCATTTGTTATCGCGCATAACGAGTTCAATTGTCGAATATTGCGTCATGGTGTATATAAAAATACACTACAACCGATGGATCCTCATGCGAGTAAAGAAGTATGTGATCAACTCGTGAATGATAGATTGATTTATGGATGTGGCAAACCATTACTGATAGTTGATTCGAGTGCGAATGCGAACACATATGATATCGTGATATGTAACTACATCTGAATTCTATCGAAAACAAAAACGAAATAAAATTGATACAAATATAAACATAATTTTAGAATTCATATAGTCATCGTCGTTCATAGTATAATGGCGTCTCAAACCGTGATCGCGGGAAATACAAAACGACCTACAACAAAACTAATACGCCCAAAACCGAAAAAACCCGCGGTTGAACATAATACGATAGTGGAAGAAACACCTGACGCATACTGCGATCCAGAATTGTTCGTGAAACGTCAAATACGACGAAAATTGTCGTTGCCGTTTTATAAAATCACAAAAGATGTCATTCTCGCACAACTATTGAGAATTGAACTCGCGAAATTAGTAGAAGGACGGTGCTCAGTTGAAGGCTATATTTGTCCGAACTCTATCTCGATTTCGTCTTATTCGTGTGGAACACTCGCGGGGTCAAATATACATTTCGACATTATAGCCGATTGCCTGATTTGTCATCCCGATGAAAATACCGTGATCAAATGCGTCGCGAAAACGATAACACAAGCTGGAATTCGTGCTGGTGCGAGATTTTTACAAAAAGATAATGTGTCTCCAATAGAAGTATTTCTCTCACGGGATATGCATGCGTCCTCTTCTCGTGATTTGTTCTCGCGAATTGAGGAAAATGACGTTCTTACGGTGAAAATTATTGGGCGTAGGTTTGTGCTTCATGATACACATGTGACAATTATTGCGATGTTAGAGAATTCATTATGAAAGAGTATAAAGTTTAGACCGTATTCTATTGTATATGATGTCGTCTAGTTCAAACAGCGGTGGTTCTTTTTATTCATCAAACAATATAGCGACCGCGACTGCAATTGCGAGTCTTACGGCGATGAACGAGATACAAACGATCGCTCAACATGTCGAGACGAAAACGAATTATTTGATGTCTTTGAAAGAAGGTATTGAAAATATGCCGGTTGTCCATCAGATTGAGGTGTTACGGATTCTATGTTCCAAAAACACACAAATTAATGAAAATAAAAACGGCGTATTTGTCAATATTTCTAGATTGAATAACGACTTAATACAGGAATTATATGATTATATGAAATATTTCATCAATCAAGAAAATCATCTTAATGAAATCGAACAACAGAAGCAAAGTCTCACAAAGGAGTTTTTTGATAAATAAACACATAAAGATAATACGATGATTTATATAACCGCATAGGATGACTGGTATTGTTCCTTGTCTTTATAATGCTTACTCATTTACATCGGAAAATTTCAACAACGAATCTATTTTATGTTATTCGACGATCGAGCGCAATACTCCGTCTTCTTCTTTACCGTTATTACCGAAACCGATGTTTATAAAACAGATAGATGACATTCCGGCGTCGGTGTCGTCGGATTCGGACTCTGACTCGGACTCTGACTCGGACTCGGACTCGGACTCGGATTCCTCGTCGTCGTCGTCGTCGTCGTCGTCGTTTCAGAATAAAGTGACAAAATTTCATCCAGATGATATAAGTCAATATGCTTATAATAACATACGCACAGGTGAATCATCGAATACAGATTCATTATTATGGTGTTTGTATATTATGATGTATGGTGTTGAAAAATATGAAATGATTGAGAACCGTTATACTGAGTCAAGTCGTTTTAAGTTTGAACTCATCGAAATGTTACGAATGAATAAGACCATTCTAAAAGCAAACAAGGTGAAACTGAATTCGGTAGAAGATACGTTGGTACATAAACCATTCATTACATTAGAAACACTTCATGCCGTTGTATTATGTAAATCATTTTCTTTGTGTATTGTTCAAAATCGTAAGTATTACGATAGCGGTAGCGGTAGCAATCGCGTCTTCATCATCGAAAAGATAAAGGGGAAATATGTTTTATATATCGCACCCATGCCTATGATTGTTGATTATCTCGCGTATGTGCGTGAGAATTATTGGCGAATGGAAAGTATTTCTGCTCCAATTCGCCCTATTTCAGCATACAAATTACAAGACTTAATCGATATTTCTGTAAAACTGAACTTGCCTACTGTGAATGTATTTCCAGATAAATTCGGATCGATAGGAACAGAAAAACGTAAAACGAAACAAGAACTATATGAATCGATTTGTCGATGTCTATAAAATTGAAGTATATATATATAAATATTATATCCTATTCATATATATAATGCGGAGAAATCGCGAAAGAAGAGGTCTGTCGTCGATGGCGGCGTCAGCATCGGAGACTGCGTCGGCGAAACAATCCGCATTCTTACGTATTGTAAAACATTATTTAGAAGGTATCACCGATACGACTGATGGTGTCCCCGAATTAGAAATACGTTTCGGAACACGTGGAAATAACGCAACTACTCGGGAAAACTTCGACGGTGTTCTTCAAAAATTACTATCCGGCGGATTTTACTTCGTGAAAAAAAATGCGTATGCTTTGAAAATCCAGAATGAATTCATCGACCAGAAAACTGGACAAACCAAACTTTCTCTTATTCGCGCCGAAATACACGGTATCAACGAAATCCAGAATTATTGTAAGACGAATGTTCCAGATGAAAAATACGCGCTATTTACTCAAAAGATGTATGCGAAGGCGGGGGGCGGCGGCGGTGTTGGAGGTGAGGGCGAGGGCGAGGGCAGCGGCGGCGGCAGCGGCACAACAATCCACCCAGTTATATTTGACGACTTTAATTTCAAAGTAAGTTATCAACGAGAAAAGCGTATCGCAAATACATCGACGCTCGCAAGGTCGATTATGAAAACATGGAATGACAACAAGAAGATATTTCGTTATATCAATCGTAGCACATTAAAACATCCCGATTTTCCGTTTCAAATCGATATGAGTGTTGTCAAGGAGTCGCATAAAGACCAAACCGGTTATATTTCAACATCGACATTTGATGCTGCCAAAGTTATTGAAAGTCCTATTCGGTATGAAATCGAAATTGAAGTCATCAACGAATTGGTCGGTCCAGGAACCGCGTTTAACCATCCGAATCATTTGTTGGATCATTTGCGCAAGATGATAAAAATTGTCATGTCAGGGCTACAAGGAACAAATTATCCCGTTTCATTATCCGATATGCGTAGTGTCCACCGTCGATATTATGAGTTATTGTATCCTGATGAAAAGCAAGGACGCGACAGCGACAGTGACAGTGACAGCGACAGCGACCGTGATCGTGACCGTGACCGTGACCGTGACCGTGACCGTAAAGGTGGTGCTGGTAAATACGACGAACGTGAACGCGAACGTGAACGTGAACGTGAACGCGACAACCGAGTGCGACAGAAAGAACGTGAACGAGAACACGAAACCGCCAGCGGAAGAAACGGAATACAACTTCGCCCAAAGCATTTTATTGGTCCATGTTCTTATACACTTCAAATCCAAAACATTCAGCCGCTTGATCCTGACTCGAAGGTCCCAAATATTCGATTGAATTATTCTGTAACAGAAAAGGCAGATGGACATAGAAAGCTTCTATTTGTCGCACCAAAAACCGGCCATATTTATCTCATCGATACAAACATGAACTTCCAATTTACAGGTGCTGTTTCGTTGAATACAAAACTACATAATACACTATTAGACGGTGAGCATATCCTTCATAACAAAAACGGAGATTTTATCAACTTATTCCTTATATTTGATGTATATTTCGTTCACAAGGCAGATGTTCGGTCGCGTCTATTCTTTCCGATCAACGAAGACGAAGTTCTCACGAATTTTCGACTTCCATTAATGGAAAGTGTCGTAAAAAATCTTCAGTTGAAATGCGTATCGGGTGGGGCAGATTCATTACCACCGATTCGTATCGAGACCAAGAAGTTCGAAATCGCATCATCGTCAAAATCCATTTTCGATTGTTGTGCCTTGATATTACGCAAAGCAGCCGAACATCAATTCGAATATCACACCGACGGCCTTATCTTTACACCGATTGATTTCGGCGTGGGAAGTGTCGAGAGAAATGATCCTACATCAGCTGGACCATTATACAAGGCTACATGGGACTACTCATTCAAATGGAAACCAGCACACATGAATACAATCGACTTTCTTGTGACAACAAAAAAAGGCGAAGATAATGATGATCTTGTAAGTAATATATTCAAAAGTGGCGTTGACATGTCGCGTTGTATTCAGGTTCAACAATATAAAACGTTGGTATTGCGTGTCGGATATGATGAACGAAAACATGGACACCTGAATCCATGCGTTTCGATGATTGAAGGTGCGGCGGCGACATCATCCGGTCGTGGACACAACAAGAGCGGTGAATCTACCGACACCTATAAACCGGCGCCATTTTATCCAACATATCCTTATGATAACGATGCGCATATTTGCCATGTCATGTTACGTCCAGATGAAGCCGGAGTAAGTCAAATGATGACGCTTGAAAACGATATCATTCAAGATGAGACGATCGTCGAATTTAGTTATGATCCGTCACAACCGGTAAATTGGCGGTGGTCTGCCCTGAGAGTTCGACACGATAAAACGGCAGAATATCGCGCAGGAGGCAAGAATTATGGCAACGCGTATCACGTTGCGAATAACAACTGGCACTCCATCCATAATGCGATTACACCAGAGATGATGATGATAGGTGAAGGAATTCCCGATGACCTCACGAACGATGATATTTATTATAATAATGCCGAAACTTCGAACGGAGGGCGAGGGATTGATATTGGACGGGGAACGAAAATTCGAACACTCACAAAAGGAATGCGTGATTTCCATAACTTGTTTGTTAAACGCAAGCTGATCATGAGTGTCGCTCGACCCGGACAAACACTTATCGACCTTGCGGTTGGAAAAGGCGGTGATTTACCAAAATGGGTTGCCGCAAAATTAGGCTTTGTTTTCGGTATCGATTATTCGAAAGACAATCTAGAACATAAATTCGACGGTGTGTGTGCGCGTTATCTTGATATCAAGAAGAGAAAACACAATATTCCAGACGCGATATTCATTCACGGTGATAGCAGTAAAGAAATTCGAACCGGTCAAGCCGCAATAAGTGAGCGTTATCGGTTGATATCACGTGCGGTGTTTGGCGAAGGATCGAAAGATGCGAGTGTATTAGGTCGAGGTGTTTATCCGCATTACGGTCGCGCGGCCGATGGGTTCGATGTTTGCTCTGTTCAGTTTGCGATCCACTACTTCTTTGAAAACATTATGAAAGTCCATACCTTTCTTCAAAATGTATCCGAATGTACGAAACTGGGCGGATATTTCATCGGAACATGTTTTGACGGGGCACGCATCTTTCATGCGTTATCACGTCTAGAAAGCGGATCGGAGTTGAGTATTCTCTCGTCTGGGGGGGCGGACCCTCAAAAAATGTGGTCCGTCCGTAAGAAGTATCATCAAACCGAATTTGAACCGGATAGTAGTAGTGTTGGATACGAAATAGAGGTGTATCAGGATTCAATCAATAAGTTGACGCGCGAATATCTCGTGAATTTTGATTACTTGACTCAGCTTCTTGAAAATTATGGGTTTGACCTCGTGACACCAGAAGAAGCCGAAACCACGCTGATGTTTCGTATGCCTGATGGAACCGCGACATTTGAAACGATGTATCATGAAATGGAAATCGAATGTAAGAAACGGCGTGATGGAGACGGTGGTGGTGGTGAAGGCGCGGGCGCAGGCGCGGGTGAATGGGAACGTCACTGTCAACATGAATATGGTTCCGCTTTGTATATGTCGGCAGAAGAGAAGCAAATATCATTCTATAATCGGTATTTCATATTCCGAAAAAACCGAAATATCAACGCAAAGCAGTTGAAAAACAGCTTCTTAAGTTATGCTGGCCTACAAGAGGAACAACAGCGTGTTTCTTCTTCAGAACAGGATCTAACCGACGAATCTGTCGCACTCGAAAAAATCGCGAAAGCGTCGCGTCCAATCGATGTTGCTTCTAAACCGGCAATTGCTGCGCATATTCTTGAAGAACGTAAGGATGCCGCGGCCGTATCCGCAGTACTTGCGAGCGATTCTTCTTCTTCTTCTTCTTCAACGACCGCAGCTTCGACATTAAAAAAAGCGAAACCCAGACTGAAAAAGGTTACGACCGTAAAGGGATCAACGGAGGTGGCAGCGGCGGCGGCGGCGGCAGCGGAGGCGGCGGAGGCGTCAGCAGCGGCACCAATCGAACAATTAGAGAAAAAAATACAGAAACGCGCTACTACCAAAAAGGCAAAGGTGGCGGCAGCGGCAGCAGAAGCGGCAGAAGCGGATACGACCACGACTGGAGCAGGAGCCGCAGCCGCACCCGCAGCAGCTCCGAAACCCAAACGTCAAACCAAGAAGAAAACCGACTTATAAACATTTTACGTATAAATATAATCGATCAATATGTTCAAAAAAACTCCAAAAAATTGTTTCAAACCATTATTATCATGTTCAGGACAATCACCCCCCGCCGCAACAAATGATATAACCTCGCAGGCACAGGACAAGACTCATTCTTCAACAACCACAACAAACGGACCGGTGATGACGTATTTCAACTATTTTTTATTACCACAAGTTGATCTACATGTATGTAAAAATGGGAGTTATAAACCACTCGAACTACAAATTAGATATAGTAGTGAACATAATGTGTATATATCATCATCAATATACGCACATTTATGTGATATCAAACATCAGATCGAACAGTATCAAGACACATGGGATAACATAAAAAAGTTTACGAATCCATATGAATATATACATTCAAACATATCCGGTAATAAAACAAATATTAGTCGATTGCGCCCATTATCACGGTCATTCTATAAAATGATCGAAATCATGAAAAATAATGATATGTTATCCCAATACAAAAATACATATACTACAAAACCTGATTCAAAAATGGGAATTAAAACATTTCATTTGGCAGAAGGGCCTGGCGGGTTTATTGAAGCAATCGCGTATTTACGTGGAATCGATTATCAACGTCATATACACGACGAAAAGAATATCAACACGCATGTAGGCTGCGGCGGCGTCTTCAATACCTTACATGAAACATCTACGACGCCGCAGATACATATCCTTAAACGTAATACAGATTTTCATGATGAATATATGAAAGAACAAGAATACTTGAAAGTATCGCGGCGTATATTTGATATTCAGAATGAAACGAACGGAACTGTGGAATCGGGTAATGGAGGAGGAGGAGGAGGAGGATCGATTACATACGGCAACGACCGTTATTATGGGATGACATTAGTGAATGAGGATCCGATTTGTCCCGGATGGAAAAAAACACGCTCATTTCTTGAAGGACATCCAAATGTTATTATTGAAAATGGCGCAGATAAAACCGGTAACTTAATATCGTTGGATAATTTTCTTTATTGTGCTGAAAAATATAAAAACATGATGGATATTGTGACCGCAGACGGGGGATTCGATTTTTCGGTTGATTTTAATCAGCAAGAAAATATGGCAACACGGCTAATATTATGTGAAGTATTTTATGCGCTTGCGATTCAAAAACAAGGGGGGTCATTTATATTGAAGATTTTCGACGTATTTCATAAATCAACCGTTGATATATTATACTTACTAAGTTACTATTATAAAAATGTGTCGATTATGAAACCGTATACAAGTCGTGTGGCTAATTCTGAAAAATATATCATTTGCCAAGATTTCAAGGTGACGGATTCTAGTGCGATTATTGAACAATTTGCTATCGTATTTCCTTCGTTAGTAAATGATGGAATCGCGGCTTCTTTTCTTCCGTTCGATCACGATCTTTATTTTCTGAATCGTATTGAAGAGATGAACGCGATTGTGAGTTTTCAGCAAATTGAGAATATTACATCTACCCTATCTATCATAACAAATCATAGAAACGCCGAGAAATTGGAACAATATAAACGGACGAATGTCAATAAGTGTATTGCTTGGTGTGAAAAATACGATATACCTTACAACGCACATCACGCCTGTTTCCAATCTACGA